TTGGTAATTTACAGATTATCAAGAGCACCTGAGCGCAGAATTTTTTATATTGATGTTGGTAATTTGCCAAAAGTAAAAGCAGAGCAATACCTGCGCGATGTGATGATGCGCTATCGTAATAAGTTGGTGTATGACGCAAGCACAGGAGAAATACGTGATGACAAAAAATTCATGTCAATGCTTGAAGATTTTTGGTTGCCCCGCAGAGAAGGTGGAAGGGGAACAGAAATCTCAACTCTGCCAGGAGGTCAAAACCTTGGAGAAATCACTGATATTGAATATTTTAAGAAAAAACTGTACAAGTCCCTCAATGTTCCTATCTCAAGAATTGAAGGAGATGGTGGGTTTAACTTGGGGAGATCTTCTGAGATCCTAAGAGATGAGGTAAAGTTTAGCAAGTTTGTAGGACGTTTGAGAAAAAGATTCTCAGCGATGTTCTCTGACATGTTGAAGACGCAACTTATTCTGAAGAACATTGTCACCCCAGAAGATTGGGATACGATGAGTGAGCATATTCAATATGACTTCTTATATGATAATCATTTTGCAGAACTCAAGGAATCTGAATTGTTGAACGAAAGACTGAATAGTCTACAAGCAGCAGAACCTTATATTGGCAAATACTACTCTCAAGATTATGTAAGACGTAAGATTCTGCGTCAAACTGATGTGGAGATTCTTGAGCAGGATGAACTCATTGAAAAGGAAATCAAAGCAGGTATTATTCCTGATCCAAATGCTCCAGTAGATCCTCAAACTGGTATGCCTATTGATTCAACAGCAAGCATGGATCTTGGAAAACCTGTAATGGAACCTGAGGTTGATGGATCGTCAACTGAGGCACCTGAAATGCCTAAGGGTGGTGAGATATAAATACCAGTAGTAAATTATTAAGTAAATGGAAGAACTCTTAGATATGATGGTGAGTGATGAGTCGCCGTCCCAAATCAGCGATAAAATTAAGGAATTTTTGTATGCAAAATCCGGCGAACGGGTTGATGCATATCGTCCAGTTGCTGTCAACTCATTATTTGGTAATGATGAAGTTGAAGTAGAAGACGAAGTTGAAATTGAATCTGAGGATTCAATTGAAGGGGCAGAGTAAATTATAAATAATCAGTAAATGAATTTTAGAAAATAATGGCACACAATCCAGTAGGCGCGGGACAATCAATAGCTACCAGTGGAGCTGGCACTACAACCAGTGCATTCGCTCATCAAACTGATTCTATCAGAATTGTTGCGGTTACCAAACCAGTTCATGTGAAAATTGGAGATGGAACCTCGCCTGCCTCTCACACAGATTATTATATCCCAGCAGATACATCCGCTGTGTTGAGCACTGGAAGACCCTCTTCTGCAGCGGTTGTTGGAGTGACGACAGGAACGACGACAACTATTGATTTCTTACAGGGAACAACATCTCCATTTGAAGTTGGAGACCGTGTGTCATTGACTGTTTCTGGACAGTCATATCTGGACTTTACACATAAATCCGTTGCATCTGTTGATACATCTGCTGATGTTGGTGGATATTTCAGTTCAAGAATTACAGTGACTCATGATTCTTCTGGAATCACAACATCATTCAGTGCTACATCAGGAAAAGCAGCAGAACTTAGAGGTTCTTTCAAAGTATCCTCTAGAACTGATACTGGTGCTGGCAAACTTTATGCTCAACAAGTACAAATTAGCGGCGTACAATGAAACTTATTAGAGAAGAAATCGAATCAGTAGAATTTGTCGTTGAATCAAAAAACGGCAAGAAGTCTCTGTATATCGAAGGAGTATTCCTCCAAGGAAACATTAAGAACCGCAATGGTCGTATGTATCCCATGGAGACCCTGCGCCGTGAGGTTGGCAGATATAACGAAAATCATGTTCAATCAGGTAGAGCACTTGGAGAACTTGGACACCCAGACGGTCCTACCGTAAATCTCGATAGAGTTTCTCATAAGATTGTCTCTCTTAGAGAAAGTGGTTCAAACTTTGTTGGTAAAGCAAAGATCTTGAACACTCCCATGGGTAAGATTGCATCTTCACTTATTGAGGAGGGTGTAAAACTCGGAGTTTCATCTCGTGGTATTGGTTCCCTCAAAATGACAAAAGAGGGAATCAATGTTGTCGGTGACGACTTCATGTTAGCAACGGCTGCTGATATCGTTGCTGATCCTTCTGCCCCTGATGCTTTCGTTGAAGGTATCATGGAAGGAAAAGAGTGGGTATGGGATGGAGGCATTCTTCGTGAGAAGTATGCAGAAAAAACATACAGACAGATCAATACCTTGGTAGATCAAAAACAACTCGATGAGAAAAAATTGAGTTTGTTCAATGACTTCCTGGCGAATCTTTAATTTTATAAATAATATTAGTTTTAATACGGTTTAAATCGGAGAGTTCAAATGTCTAGTGGAAAAAATTTACAAGAAATGGAAGTAGGCACAAAGCAAGTCCGTGATGCTGTTAATTCTAAGGCAGTAGCCGGAATGTCAATGCAGTCTTCTGATAATGTAACCCCTGGTCAAACCGGGTCTTATGAAGATCTCGGTGGTCCTACTCCCGAAAACTATAGACCTGATGATGATTCAGCAAAGCTGAACACACCAGGTAAAACTCTTAAGCAAGTAAGAGATGTAGTTAATAAAGGAGCAAAACCCGCAATGGCAGCACCAGCAATGAAGAAAGAAGAAGAGGAGCTCGATACAGAGGCTACCATCGAAGAGGAAGAAACTTCCACTGAAGATGTAGTTGCTGAAGAAGAGACCACTGAAACTGTTGCTGAGTACGATGTCGAAGAGGACGTAAATGCCCTCCTCGGCGGCGAAGAACTTTCCGAAGAGTTTAAAGCAAAAGCAAAAACCATCTTTGAAGCAGCGATCAATGCTAAGGTCGCCGCTGTCAAAGAAGAGTTAGAGCAAGCATATGCTGCTCAACTCGCTGAAGAGGTCGAGACCGCAAAAGAATCACTCGCTGAGCGTGTTGATTCTTACCTTGAGTATGTTGCTGACGAGTGGTTTGAAGAAAACGCACTCGCCATTGAGCACGGTCTGAAGACCGAAATGACCGAATCATTCCTTGAAGGAATGAAGGGTCTTTTTGAAGAACATTATGTATCAATCCCTGAAGAGAAGTATGATGTGCTTGAGAGCATGGTAGACAAACTTGATGATATGGAGACAAAACTCAACGAGCAGATCGAAAAGAATATCTCCCTTAACAAGCGTCTCGCAGAGTCGGTTGCTGATGGAATCTTAGATCAAGTTTCTGAAGGGCTCGCTGCCACTCAGAAAGAGAAGCTCGCCTCACTTTCCGAAAGTGTAGAGTTTGAAAGTGAAGAAGAATATCGTGAAAAACTGGAAACCCTGAAGGAGTCATATTTCTCCGGTAAGGCACCAGTTGCTAAAACTGAAACCCTTTCTGAGGGTGTAGATGTAGCTCCTGAATCATATTCTGATTCAATGAGTGCCTATCTCAGAACCATGGGTTCTTTTGGCAAATAACTGAATTCAACATTTTAACAAACACTAACTTTATAGGTAAACGCAAATGTTCCAATCCGAGCATCTGCAGGAAAAGTGGGCACCTCTCCTCAATCATGAGGGTTGCGAGAAGATCTCAGATCCCCATCGTAGAGCTGTAACCGCTGTCCTGCTCGAAAACCAAGAAAAATTCCTCAGAGAGCAATCTGCCTTCGAGCAAGGTGGATCACTCCTCTCCGAAACCCCAACCAACGCTGCTAACGCCAATGGCGCTCAGGGTGGTTTTGGTGCTGACTCTGCTGCTGCAGGTCCTACCGCTGGTTTCGACCCCGTTCTGATCTCCCTGATCAGACGCTCCATGCCTAACCTGGTCGCTTATGACCTCGCTGGTGTGCAGCCAATGTCCGGTCCTACTGGACTCATCTTCGCAATGCGCTCCCGCTACACTAATCAGTCTGGCGACGAGGCATTCTACGACGAAGCAAACACCGCATTCTCTGGTCAGGATGCTGGATTCGACACCAACATCACACGCGACTTCGCTGATCCTGTTGCTGGTGTTGGTACTACCTCACAGTCTGGTAGCAACCCTGCACTCCTGAACCCAACCGGCACTGCATCCTCCACAGGATACGATGTTGGTCAGGGTATGCCAACTGGTGCCGCTGAGAACCTCAAGGGCACTGGCGAACATGCCTTCAACCAGATGGCATTCTCTATCGAGAAAGTCACTGTAACCGCTAAGTCCAGAGCACTCAAAGCTGAGTACTCCCT